ATGTGTTCGTGCGTCTCCACACGCGCTTGCCTTGCTTGCTCATTAATCCTCCATAAAAAATATGCTGAACCCATCTTCGTATCCGCAGATGCGGTTGATGATGTGCCCAGACTTAGTTAGTTTTTGACCGCTACCGGAGTAGCTCCGGCAGTTGTGCTGACCTCTCGCTTGTGAACTCCAAGCCTGACCCGGAGTCCTAACCCTGATGCCGCCCTTGTACTCGTGGGCATAGGGTGGGTCGGTGCCCTCGTAGAGAGCACACTCGTCGTTAATACAGACTTGGTACTGCCCCGGAACGCCGCCCTCGAGGAGGACGACGATCAGGGCAATCTCTGCCGCAGTCACTAGAACGGCAGATCTTCTTTGGGGTCTAGGGCTGGCGCTGACTGGGCCACCGGCTTCTGCTGACGATCCTCGTCGAGGTCGTACAGGTTTAGCCACCCACTGAACTCCGGGCCTACTGGCATCGAGTCCAGCTTGATGCACACGCTCTTATCCTCCCGAATGAACGCGCGCCCGACTGTGATATAACGGTTCTTCTCCTGACCCTGCGAGTCTTTGTACTTACCGTTGCTTGCTACTACCTTTTTAAATTGCTTCATTACGCGGCACTCCTTGCCTGTTTAAGGAACTTCTGTTCGACCTCGCTAAGACGGCCCCATACTGCTTTCCTCTCGTAAGAGGACAACTCATCGATGGTCTCATTGAGCAGAGACTCATCCCCGTTCTGGTGTGCGTCGGTAACGCTGGCTGAGACCTCATCCAAGAACGTATTGGCGATGCCTAAGAGGTTGCGCCATTCCTGTTTAAAGGCAGTCTTGCGACCGGGCGGTGCATCATTGAAGATGTCCACGCGCTCGGTTTCGTTTAGCGTGACGTGCACGAACTCGTGGAAGCCACTAGCGTCCTGCGCGGCCAGCAGTTGCTCGGCCTTGTCGAACTTTGACTCCGCGACCACGTGCTTGAGATCACCCAGATAAAGACCGATACCACATCCTGTCATGGCAATCGCTTTTACCAGTGCCCGCATTTGGTTGTCCGAAATCAGCCGGGAGTCCGGGTTGCTCACTGCCTTGTTGCGATGATCCATACACGGCAACTGCATCTCATAATTGATGCCGCACACGTTGACCCCGGCCTTGACCATCATCGTCCCGTCAGGGAACGTGATCGGATCGCCGAAGTAGTAAGTGCTGTCGGGATACTCCTCCGCTAGAGCGTTCCAAGCGTAAGCCCAAGAGAGGTACGACAACCCTCCCTTCAGTTCGACGCCTGCGCTAACGTCCTTGCGCGACAGCTTGATGTAACGATTAACCTTATCCATTTAGCCTCCTTGCTCGTGCTCTCGAATCAAACGTCGTAAGTAAAATTCTGTCTTTTTCAAATCTTGCAAAGCCGATCCCTTAAACTGGTGGCGATGAAGATATTTGTGGATATTGCCGAGCAGGTAATCCCTCATGCCCGACCCGAGTTGCTGGGCGATGTAGTCGATGGCTTCCACCTGACCGCCGTGCGTGTAGTGCGTCGGATGATTTACCGGATCAGGGTCCGGCGCGTATGTCACCTCCTTTGGGTCTCGGTTGTCGGTGTAGCGGTCGGCCTTGAGGGCGTCCCAGTCACCCTCGGTTGCTTCGTTCAGTCGCCTTGCCGGCGACACATCACTAATGGACATATCCCATCTCCTGCTCTGCTTTCTCTATGAGAGCCCATGCCTCCTTGCACAGACCCTGCCACGCCGCGATGTACGCGTCGGTATTTATCGAAAATTCTTCTGCCGCAGACTTCAGAGCGGCGATTGGCAGCCCCTCACACTCTCCGGCCATCTCTACGATTGACCACAGCTCGCTGAGACGCTGATCGCTACGCCAGTCCATACTTACCCCCCAGTAGCGGCCACAGTTGATCCATTGGCCTTAGCTTTGAATATTTCAGCTTCCCGGCGTCGGCCCTCTCGGCCTTGCCACGCTCGTCAAGCTCCCCCTTCTTCACCTCCCTTGCCTTAGTCCAAAACTCTTCCTTGCCCATCCAGCCCATCAGCGTTGGCTTGCCCTCCGTGACGCTTGCGAAAACGTACAGGCGGCAGTCCTTGTCCTTGATGCTGGCCGTGACATGCGCGTCGTACTCATTGCTGGGTGGCACGTTTCTCTGCTTGGCCTTAACGTCAACCTTTACATCGCCCACCAGAAAGTCGTGGTGCTGACTCTCACCGCCAAGGTGCTGGTAGGTAATGCGCTGCTCTGCAAGGGCCTCTGCAAAAGCCATCTCACCAATCAGACCGGCCCGCTGACCAGACCCTCCATCTAGGATCGTGGTGGAGTTGTATGCGGCACCTGTCTCATAGGTCATGTCCGCCTCACCTTAGATCCCAAGTTCATGTATTCAATGTGTGGCTCACCATCGATGACCACGCCGCACGAGATGATCGGCTTCTTCGCGAAGTTCTTGCCGTAGGCGAATGCCATGTGCTCGTGGTTAACGCCGCAGCCGACAGCCAGACCCCAGACCAACTCTTGGTCGGTGGCCGTTGCAGACACCCCGGCGTTGCTGTGGTTGTGACCCGACACCGTGCAGCGCATCCGCTGCTCGCAGTCTTTGCGGAAGCCGTTGATGCCCCCGGCGGTCTCGCCGTGGTGGTACAGCACGTTGTCGATCTCAATCTGGTCAACAACGTCCCAAGGCATACCCAGCAGCTCCTCGATGGGCCGCATGTAGATGCTCGGCTCCATGCCCAGCTTCCTAAGCTGCCTCGCTGGGATGCGGTCATGGTTGCCCATGATCAGCGTCGCCTCGGGGAACGCCTCGTACCAGTCCTGAGCACGCTCGAAGGCGGACTCGTACTCGCCCATGACGTTGTGCAGCGTAGGCTCACTGTCGTGGAACGAGAGGCTGTGGTTGTCCACGAAGTCGCCGATATGCACGACCCGATTGACCCCCCACTTGTTGAACGTCTCCTGACAGAAGTCGAGGTATCCGTCCAGCTCGTAGGGCAGGTGGGTGTCACCGATGATCCCGACACGTGTGCCGCCGGGTGTCGCCGGGTTATTGCTACGACGTCCCTTCTCTGCTCGCTTCTCTACCGTCTGCAGCCGCTCACGTATGCTCTTCTCGTCAACGCCAAGCTGCCGAGCTGCCGCTCGCCTGCTCATGCCCTCGATGTAGACAAGGGTCACGGCCTCTTCCTGCTTCAGCGTGTTGCAGTGCTGCAGAAGATCGTTACCGTCTAGGCTCATCGATTGGCTTGCCTTTGCTCGTGTATCCCCTGACCTCAAGGTCGGCCTCCTTGCCTTTGGCTTTGCGTTCAAGTTCTTCTGAGAGTCGCTTGGACTCCTCTCGGTAGTGGGTTGAGATCGCCCCGACTGCATTTGCTCTGGCGTACTGCTCTCGTCCCTTGCAAGCCTCCCTTTGAAGAAGCGCGTTAAGTTCCGCATCCGTGCTGTCCCTCCCGTAGATGCTTCCGAAATGATCTTTCCACACATTTATATGTGCCGTAGGAAATCCCTCTAAATAGTTATGACAGTAGGCGCATAGGCTCAGTGCGTTCTTGGGGTCGTACCTGACGGCCCAATGACCACGGCTAATAAAGTGGCTGCACTGCAATCCCTGCGGCTTGTCTTCGTAATCCTTCTCGCAGCGTTGGCACTTCCACTCGGCTGCCTTTCGTATGCAGTCGCTGAAATGCTTATCCGCTATGTTCCGGGTGATCTTTCCCCCGAACCCCATCAGTGAACCAGCCGCAGATGGGGCCGATCATCGGGCGTGAACTCAGGCTGAATCTCTAACGGATGTACCCAAAGTATCTTCGCGCCCTCGGTCACCTCGTTGATGTAGTCAACGGCCATGTCCTCGGTGTAGCCCTCGTTCATCAGCGACTCCACGATCATGCCGCTTGAGTAGCAGGGCACCGGGGTGCCGTCGTTCTCGTACACTGCGCCCAGTAGCGCGTGGTGAAATTCATCTGAAAGCAACTCAATCTCCTCGTATTCCTCGTCCATGACTCACTCCTCAATGTTCTGGGGCCTTGTTAGGTAACCCCCTTCACCGAGCCAAATGGAGTCCTTTCCCATGTGGACGTCATCGCCTATTCGTTCCCACGGCATGTAGTCCCACCCGTACTTCTCCATCCACCCGCAGCTCGGTGCGAGGAAGCGCCTAGGTGGCACCATCTCTATCTCGCCGCCGCTCATCAGGTACTCCTCAGTGAGCGTCCTGATCTCATTTCTCAACTCAGCCTTCCGCATCCTTGCCTCCTAAAGCTATTGCTGT